CGTGTCATCGGCTAATGCATCGTATAGTGGAAGCAATAGTGATTACTCGGGCAAAACAATTATACAATCGTATCGCATAGACTTAGCGGCAGCTATTAGTGAATTAAAAACAGCTAATCCAACCTGGGATTTGGCGGCTTCAGATGTATCAACGGCTTATCCGGCAAACGCGACATATTGCCTTGCCAGTGAAACAAGTTCGACTTGGGAACATCCAAATGCAATAGCCGGGCAACCTGCATTTGCAAACACTGTTTGGGCGGTTGAACAAACGATGGGGTTATATGCAAATAATTTGCTTATCCCGTAAAAAACTACATTTTTTTGCAATTAATAATTTTTCTCCTAAGCATTAAAAAACAATATACGTGGAGCACCTGCAAATACATGGGCCAGACGGGAAGAGCAAAGGGGGCGCGGCATGCGCAATACTATTGTATCTACTTGGTAGGATTAACCCCTCAATCAGCGATTTGGCAGGTATTGCTGCAATATTCGCCGGTACTGTTACGGGGTTATATACCTTGTGGAAATGGCGCAATGAATGGTTAAGAAAAAAACATTATCACTACAAAAAATAAACAATTATGAAACAAGGTTTTTTTCCCGAAGCTTTTAACAGGTTAACAAGCGATGTGCCTGCATTTTTTAAAAAGCTGCAAGTGATTGGTGTGGGCATTGGCGGTTTAGGTACAGCCTTTGCCACCATCCACAATGTACCCGCTAAGCTGGCCGCTATTGGCAGCACGTTTATTTGGGTGGGCGCAACCATTGTAGCGGTATCTCAATTTGCACAAAAAACCACCAGCGATGAAAACAGCAGCCCTGCCGCCAAGTAACGAACCCAACTATTTAAGCATAATAAAATGGGTTATTGCAGCCGCCGTGCTGTTAGCTTTTATGCTGCATTTTAGCGGATGCAGCCCGATATCAAAAGCCATCCAAAAGGTAGAGGTTAACGCCTCTGCCTTTAATAGAGTGGGCGCAGACTGGGCAAGGTTGAACCCGTGCGTAAAAGATAGCGTAGTGCAGCTGTTACACGACACCACCAACACCACCGACACGGCGTATAAGTTTTTGCCCGGCGTTCACTTAGAGCATACTAACTACATGCACGACACGGTTACGCAAACCATAACAAAAAAAGTAACCATACACGACAGCGTAAAAGTGCAGTTAGTAGACGAGCGCAGATTACAAGAGGCCACAGATACCGCATACAGTTATAAGCTGGCATTAGCCGAGGTTAAGGGCGCAAGCGATACAATACAAGCCCAATTAAAACACAGCCGTAATTATTGGCGCATAATCGCATTGGCGGCCATTGGTGTACTGCTTGCAATTATAGGTTTAAAAGTGGTTCACTTTTTTAAGGCCGGAGGTTTAAAAGCGTTTTTTACAAACATCTAATCTATGCGAAAAATAGTCGCTTTGCTTTACCGCCGTAATTTAATAACGCCTTACCAGTATGTTAGTTGGTTAAGAAAAAAAAGGATGGCATGACACAAGCAAAATCTGCTTTAATTGAAAAGCTAATAAAAGAAAGCAAAATAACATTTGCCGAAGCACTTATTTTAAGCGAAAAAGAAACGCAGCCTGTTACGGAGTTTCCGTTGCCATCGTTTCCGCCATTATCGCCGTGGCCAAAATATCCAGCTACACCGTGGTGGGAATGGAGGCCGTATGATATTATTTACAGCACAGGTACAAAAGTGCATGAAAATAACCAACCATGACCGAACCAAAAAACTGTTACCAAGAATTGCCGGTAATTCCGTACAAAAAAACGGCATTACCTGAAAGTGATGTGGTGGCTTACATAAAAAGCCTGCCTTGGCATAACAACGAAATAAAGCGTACCGTGTATGCGGTTAGCTACAACGAAACGGCGGGGTTTAATGCGGGTATCCTGACAAATTATGCTGGCATACAAGGAGACAATGCACGGTGGAGACATAGCTGGGATGGCCTTATAAAAGCAACCACGGTAAAAAACGAAAACATGACCGGCAACGCTCGGCGTTTTTTAGTATTTGATAAATGGCAAAGCTCGATTGACATGCTTGCGTTTTACATGAATAGCCGCGGCATATACGTAGGCGGCAACGCTAAGGACTTTGCTAACATAAACCCTGTAGGCTCTGCACGGTTAGTAGCACAACATGGCCAGCAAGAGGGGCAATTATTGCAGGTGGATTTATACACGGCGTATTTACGGGCATGGGTGTTGGGTGTTGCGGATGCGCAGCCAAAACTGGCAGACATTATAGACTTTACCAGCCTGTATAACAAGGCCGCTAAATTGTTTGTATAACATGGAAAAAATATTGTGTGCCGCTATTTGGTACAAAAACGAACATTCACCAACGCATACCATCAGGAATATTGACAAAGGCATGGTAGTAACTGGTTATAGGCATTGCGATATTATAGATATGTATTATGTGCTTACTGGTAAAATATCAAACAACCCTGACGATGTGCAAGGTTTTTTAACAAGTAAAAAAAGATTTGTTGATAGAAAAGAGGCAGCAGAAATAGCGGCAAAAGCGGGGCAAACGCATATAGGCAACAAAGGCCTTTTTAGTGAAGATTTGTATTAGTTATTGCTTGCCAAAACCTACCTAAAAACCGTAGTTATGGCTAAATATATGTGTTTCGTTTTAATACTGTTAACGTTGGGGTGCAACGAAGGGCGTGAACTTGTAGAGGATGATTTAACCACCATGACGGTAATTAAGTACACCACCTGCTACCGAGGCGCAAGGGTGTTGTGTAATATTCATCTTTACTCTTCGCGGCACAAAACGGAGCATGTACTTTGGGGCAGGGAATGGAGCGACACGCTTACTTTTTTTATGGGTAAAATTTGGCAACAGACAGAACCTAAATAAATGTAGTTATGGCAGAAACTTTGCAAGACCAAATACGGGCCGAAATATTAAAAGACCCCAACAAGGATAGCGAAGCCATCGCCAAAATGTTTAACTCCACCGCTGGCTATGTATTAAAGCAAAAAACATTTTTACGCCAAGAGGGCAAGTTGCCAGCATTTGACCGAACCCTTCGGCATAAAAACCACCCAGCCCTTATTGAAGAATGCGAAGAAAAGGGGATACCTGTTGAAGATGTTAAGCACTATTGGCATAAAGGCAAACATTTTTCGGTGTTTGTAAAGGGTAAAGAAATCGATCTATGGGAATTGAAAGACAGCGTTATTGCTGAAATGAAAGAATACGCGCCCAGATACCCCATTATAAAATACCCACAAATACAAGATGCCCACCTGCTGGTAATTTCCCCCGCTGATATTCATATAGGTAAACTTTGCCGGGCTTTTGAAACGGGAGACGAATATAACCACCAAATAGCTATTGAACGTGTAAAGGCTGGCATTGAGGGTTGTATTCAAAAAGCGGCTTCTTTCAATGCTGAAAAAATTCTTTTAATTATAGGCAATGACATTTTGCACGTCGACAATGCCAAAAGCACCACTACCAGCGGCACTTTTCAGGATAGCGAATTAATGTGGTTTGATGCTTTTAAAATTGCGCAAAAGCTGTTAATTGAATGCATAGAAACCTTATTGACAGTGGCCCCGGTGCACGTGCAATATGACCCGTCCAACCATGACTATGTAAGTGGTTTTATGCTGGCGCAAACCATAGAAGCGTGGTTCAGGAATTGTGAGGGCATTACCTTTAATGTCAGCCCGGCGCACCGAAAGTATTTTAGGTATTACAAAAACCTGATAGGTACATCACACGGCGACGGGGCTAAAGAGGCGGATTTGCCTTTACTTATGGCGCATGAAGCGGAATTTTGGGGCGCATGCAAACACCGGTATTTTTACACCAATCACCTGCATCATTTTAGGGGCAAAGACCACATGAGCGTTACCGTTCAGACGTTGAGAAGTGCAAGCGGGGCCGACAGTTGGCACCACCGTAACGGTTACCAGCATGCTCCCAAAGCTATAGAAGCGTTTGTTCATCACCCTGAACACGGAAGAATTGCAACAATAACACATTTATTTTAATATGAAAGACAACGTAAACCATCCCGCCCATTATACCAGCGGCAATATTGAATGCATTGACGCAATTGAGTCTGCTGTCATTGAATTAACTGGCATAGAGGCCATGTGTACTGGCAATGCGATTAAGTACTTATGGCGTTGGAAAAGAAAAAACGGCGTGGAAGACTTACACAAAGCAAAGTGGTATATTGACAAGCTTATCAGTCTACAAGAAATAAATGAAAAATAGTTAACACCCAAACAAGTTAAATTTGTAACAATGAAACGGATTATTTTATACTGTATTGCCGTACTTATAGTACCAATAATTTGCAATTCGCAAACCACGGACACCGTGATTAAAAACGAGGTGTACACCAGTTATTTTAGTTACCACCTGCATGAGCCATTGTATGTAACCTACAAACTGTACAAGGGCGGTGGCGATTGCAGCCGGACGGGCATGCGGTTTACCACAGACGGGCTTGACAGCAGTGCAACGGCGGCGGATTATGCAGCCAGCGGTTATGATGAAGGCCATTTATGCAATGCGGAGGACGAGGCCGCCGATTGCGACCGCGAAC